ATTTGTAGCTTCTGATCAGGTAGATGTTGGTGGTACTGATTATAATATTACGGTAACAACTGTTGCAAATTCTGCTGGCGGTGATGAGAAAGAATCAGTAGCATCGATTAAAGCTAATGCTCCAATTGCATTTGCTACTCAACAAAGAATGGTTACTGCCGAAGATTACAAAGCATTAATTTTAGAAAACTATTCATCTACAGTTTCAGATGTAGTTGCTTGGGGTGGTAATGATAATGTTCCGCCTGAATATGGTGTTGTATTTGTATCACTTAATTTTAAAACGGGTATTGCTGATTCAGTAAAAACCACAGTTAAGAATAGTATTGTGTCTCAACTTTCGGATAACCTTGGTATTATGTCAATTGATACTAAATTTACTGATCCTGTAAATACATTCTTAGAAATCACAACTAGATTTAATTTAGATCCAAATTTAACTAGTGATACTACACAAACTGTACAAAATAATGTACAATCAGCTATTAATACTTACTTCACAACAAATCTTTCAACGTTTGATGCAGTATTTAGAAGATCAAGTCTATTAGCTGAGATTGATGATCTTAGTCCGGCGATTCTTAACTCTAAAATGGATATTAAGATACAACAAAGATGGACACCTTCATTAAATACTCAAATTAGTACAACATTAGATTTTCCGGTAGTATTATCTCAACCAAATGAAACAGATCGTATTATTACTTCATCAGCATTTAGAGATGAGAATAATAATCTTGTTACTATTAGAAACGTATTAGATTCAACTAAATTAGAAATGGTCGACTCTTTAGGAGTTGTTGTGAAAGATAATATTGGTTCATATTCACCAACTGATGGTGTGATTACGTTAACTGGTATTGAAGTTTCTTCTTATAGTGGAACAGCTATTAAAGTATCTGCAATTCCTGCGAATCAATCAACAATTAAACCATTAAGAAATTATATCTTAAGTATTGATACTGATATTTCGACATCAATTGCTCAATTAGATTTCCAAAATACTCCAACATCGATTGGCACCTAATAAATTATGGCTATTCATATTTCTGAAACCAAAAATCGAAGAGCTCTTACGGTTGGTAAACCAGCAGTAAGTGAAACTCTTCCTGATTGGTTTACTGAAGATAATGCACAATTAATTACACTACTTGAAAAGTATTATGACTTTTTAGATGATAGTAGTGGCGATCAATCATTTGGTACTGCAATACGTGATCTTCATCATGTAAGAGATAGTCAGGCTGTACAAGAAAAATATTTAGATGAGATTATTAAAGAAATTGGTAATGGTTTACAGACATCTGCCTTTTTTCAAAAACCACGTCTCATGGTTAAACTTCTCTCTGAATTTTATAGAGTTAAAGGTTCATTGGTTTCTGTTGAAGGTTTCTTTAGAGGATTCTTTGGTGAACAAGTAACTATTGAATATCCAAAAGATAATATCTTTATTGTTAGTGAATCACAGATCGGATATGACTCACAAAGATTTATTATAGATAATGGAATATATCAAACTTTTTCTATATTGGTTAAGATCGGTCTTTCTGTACAAGACTATGAATCATTATACAAGAGGTTTGTACATCCTGCTGGTTTCCATTTTGCAGGTCAAGTACTTGCTGAAAGTGAAGCAGCATTAGATCTAGCTGGTTATACTGGTGTAGATTCTGATGAAATTAGACAATTAGACGTTTCAGGTATTAGACTTGTTAGTGAAGCATCGTTAGGTACCGCTGCACCAACTGTACAATTAACTGGATTAGTTGATTCTTCTGATGGTACAACATTTAGAGCATCTCTTGATGAACTTGTTTCTGAATACACTGGCGATTCAAGTATCACAGCTCAGAGATTAGATGGATACTATGCTAATGTGGTTGAGTTGTTTACACCAAATTCATTCACATTCGATGATTCAGAAACAGTTAGTCCAAGAATGTCTATGACTACTGAGACAATGGATAATGATATGTTTACGCGATATAGTTCAAATATCCTTGATTCTTCGATATAAATAAGATAAACTGAGAGTAAAATTTAAATATGAGCAGACAAAATATTTCAATAGGTACAACAGCAAATGACGGAACTGGCGATACGCTAAGGTCTGCTGGCATTAAAATTAATGCTAACTTTGCTGAAATTTATGAGCATCTAAGTGGTGATAGCGCCGCTTTGTCTTCTAAAATCTTTATGGAAGATAGTTCAATTGTATTTGAAGGACCTTTAGCTGATGACTATGAAACAAGATTGCATGCGGTAAATCCTACAGCTGATCGTAGTATTCAATTACCAAATGCTGATGGTGTTATCACATTAAATACTGCTACTCAGACTCTCACAAATAAATCATTAACATCACCAAGCATTGTTACACCAAAAATTACAACTAGTATTAATGATGTTAATGGAAACGAATTAATTAAGTTAAGTGCAACAAGTAGTGCAGTTAATGAAATCACAGTTGTAAATGCAGCGAGTGGCAATAATCCACAAGTAAATGCAACAGGTTCAGGTACAAACATTAATTTGAATTTAAATGCAAAGGGTACCGGTTCAGTTGAAATAAGTAAAGCAGCATTTGAATCAGTTGAAATATCTGCGGATGGTGCAGCCTCTGCAAATGCAACTTATATTATTTGTAATAAAGCTTCAGCTCTTGCTGTTTCTCTTGCAGATGGTACAACAACTGGTGAATATAAAATTTTTACAAACAAAGGTTTAGGTACTACAACGGTCACGCCAACAAATTTTGCAAATGGAACAAGTTTTGCATTAGCACAATATGAAGGTGCACAATGTGTATGGGATGGATCGAATTGGTACTTAGTAGGAAATCAAAGCGTAACAACGGTAGTGTAATATGTCAGCAATTGTAACAGACCCATTAAAAAAATATTATCAAACTCTTGTCTTTAATGAAATAAGTAGTTCAACAGACAGCAATGAATTTTTCATTGGTATTGGTAAATCAGATGACTATAACGCAACAGATACAGTTGTCAATCCTGTTAGAACACTTGAAGAAGAAAGAGAATTAAGAAATAATTTATCTTCAATTAAAAAAATAACTGCACAATCATTTGTTGTTCCAAGATACAATTGGTCATCGGGTGCAATTTATTCTTCATGGTCAGATAATCAAACTGGTTATCCAACAAATTCATATTACGTATTGACCGAGGATAACGAAGTTTATATTTGTTTAAAACAAGGTAAATCTGCAACAGGTGCAGCAAATACTTCAATTGTAAAACCAAGTTATTCAGATGCTGGTGTATCTGAAACTTCATCGTTCGAAACATCTGATGGATACGTTTGGAAATTATGTTATGCTATTTCAGCTGGTAAGGCAGCAGACTTCTTATCTGCAACTTATATGCCAGTACAAGATATTACAATTGACTCTTCTAGTGCTAATACATTTGAATTACAACAATTAAACGTTCAAAATGGTTCTACTCCAGGTCAAATTATTGGTGTTGAAATTGTTGATGGAGGTACAGGTTATACTTCGGCTCCTGCAATTACATTTAAAGGTAATGGTAGTGGTGCTTCTGCAACAGCTACAATTTCTGGTGGAACAATTGTTAAAGTTGAAATGGACGATGATTCTGCTTCATTAGGTAGTGGATATGATTTTGCTTCTGCAACAATATCTGGTACAGGTTCATTAAGACCTATTATTGGTCCAAGAGATGGTATTGGAAAGAGTTCTATTAATGATCTTAAATCATCTTCATTAATGTTTAACATTCGTCCAGATGGTACTGAAGGTGATACATTTAATGTTAATAATGACTTTAGACAAATTTCATTCTTTAAGAATCTTGAACTTACAGATTCAGCAGCTGCTGGTCCATTATTCAAAGGTACTTCAGCAAATACAAATAGATATTTAACACTTACCGGAACTATTACTGCTTCTGGTTTTGCGGTTGATGAAGTTATCACAGGTGGTACTTCAGGTGTAACTGCTTATATTGATGAACTAGATAGTGCTAATGGTAATAAGATCTGGTTCCATCAAAATAGTAACAATGTTGCCGGTGTATTTACAGATGGTGAATCATTAAGTGGTAGTGCTTCTGGTTCAGGTACTGTTGATAGCGGAGATAAATATTCTACAATAGATATTTACAGTGGTGATTTACTTTATATTGAAAATAGATCACGTGTAATTAGATCAGCATCACAACAAGAAGATATTAAAATTGTAATTACGGTATAAGATAATGGCGAATACATTAACAACAACTACTTTCTCATCTACATATAAAGACGATTTTAGAGATAGCGATAACTATCATAGAATCTTATTTAATAGTGGTAAGGCTCTTCAAGCAAGAGAACTTACTCAGATGCAAACTATTATTCAAAAAGAAATCGAAAGATTCGGTAGTAATGTATTTAAAGAAGGTGCTATTGTAAAACCAGCTGGTGTTTCTCTTGATGTTTTTGAATATATCAAATTAGCATCCGGTGAATTACCTAGTGATAGTGCAAGTATTATTGGTAAAACATTTACGGTTGCTGCTCCTGCTGCTCAATTACAAGTTAAAGTTCTTGGAATTATTGCGGCTGAAAATTCAGATCCTGATACATTAATTGTACAATATGAATCAACTTCTGCTGGTACATCTGGTGCTTCAGCGATTAGAGTTGGTAACACTCAAACATTACAAAATTCTACTTTAGGCTCTGGCTATGATATGATTACGGCTGCTACAGGTGCGGCTGGTCAAGGTCTAAGATTAGCAGTTGGTGAAGGTGTCATCTATGCTAGAGGACATTTCATCTTTGTAGAAAAACAAACAATTTATCCTTCTAAATATTCATTAACAGCTGAAGAAGATATTGGTTATAAAGTTACACAAGATGTTGTAACTGTAGATGATACTAATGCATTATATGACAATCAAGGTTCATCTCCAAACTTAGCTGCTCCAGGTGCAGATAGATATCGTATTACATTAACTCTTACGAAGAGATCTGATTTAACTGCATCAGATAATTTTGTTTATCTATTAAGAGTAAAAGATAAAGAGATTGCAGATAAATCTACAACTGTAAATTCTTATAATATATTAAATAATTCATTAGCATTAAGAACAAAAGAAGAGTCAGGCGATTATATTTCTAAGTCTATGACTGCTAAGTTTAATGATTTAAATGATTCAAATTTAGAATTAGAAGTTAGTGATGGTGTTTATTATATTGATGGTTATAGAGTTGCATTAGACGCAACTAAAATTACTGTTCCAAAAGCACAAGATACTATCACACTAAACAACGAAACAATTGTTGCTCAATATGGTAACTATGTATTATGTGATCCTGCAGATAATAAAGGTATCCCAAATATTAATACATTCCAAAAAGTTAATTTAAGATCTGCTGCTGATTATGGTGGATCTACAATTGGTACTGCAAGAGTTAGAGCAATCGAAGAATTAGGGGCAAATCAAGCATTATATTTGTTTGATGTTCAAATGAATAGTGGACAATCATTTGGTTCAACAAGATCACTTGGTACTGGTGCTTCAGATTATATGAATGCAGTAGTTGAAGATGGTTTAGTTGCATTAAAGAATACTGCACAAAATGATCTTCTATTCCCATTACCAAATCAAAGACCAACACAAACTGGTCAATCATATGATGCAATTACTGTACAAGAAAGATATACATTTACAACAGACGGTTCGGGTAATGCTTCGGCAATTTCAGTTACATCTGGTACATTTACAAATGTTGGTTCATGGGTAGTTTCAAGAACAGATTCATCAATTGATGATTCAATTACAATTACACCAAATGGTGCAAGTACTGCATTTAGTGTTTCTGGTGGCGATGCTTCACAAACTTATGAAGTAATTGCAAGAGTAAATAAATCTTCACCAGCTAAGAGAAGTAAAACATTAACTGAAACAACCAAAACAATTGCATGGCCAGGTGATGCATTAACAGATGCTGCTGGTAATAACTATATTGATTTAGGTGTAACAGACATTTATTCAGTTTCTGCTGTTAAATTAACAGATTCAGATGGTTCAGATATTAGTACTAACTTTACTATTGATAATGGTCAAAGAGATAACTTCTATGGATTTGGTAGAGTAGTTCAAAAAGGTGGTACAACAATTCCTACATCGGATATTTTTGTAAGATTTAAATATTTCCAACATGGTACAAGTGGAAATTTCTTTGATGTAACATCATATAATCCTTCAGAAGTTAGTTACGAAAATATTCCTAGTCATACACAAAATGATGGAACAGTTATTTCATTAAGAGATGTAATTGACTTTAGATTAAATGCTGCTGGTTCAGCTGCTTCATATACATTTGATTCGAATGGTTATGGTGGTGATCAATTCTTATTACCTACAAATACATCTACATTTACTGGTGATATTATTTACTATATGCCACGTAGCGATAGATTAGTTGCTGTTCCTGGTGCTAAAGATGATGTTAATATTCCTGGTTCATATAAAGTTGTTTCTGGTGTATCTGATTTAGATCCTAAATATCCAGCTGTTCCTACTACAACAATGAACTTAATGAATATCGATTTTAATCCATATACATTAAATGAATCAGATTTAAGTACAACACTTATTCCTAATAAGAAATTCCAAATGAAAGATATTGCTGAATTAGAACAGCGTATCGATGCATTACAAGAATTAACTACATTAAGTCTATTAGAACTTAATACTACAACTTTATCAGTAGTTGATTCAAATGGTAATCCAAGAACTAAAGCAGGTTTCTTGGTTGATAACTTTAAAGATTATGCATTCTCTGCAATTGATCGTTCAGAGTATCGTGCAAGTATTGATGATCTTGAAGGTTTATTAACTGTAGAACAATTTGCAACAAATACAAGATTAATTTATGATTCAGCAGATGCTTCAACAACAACTGAAAGAAGAGGTGATTTAGTTACACTTCCAATTTCATCACATGAAACGTTTATTAATCAAAACCTTGCAACTGGTGCAATCAATGTTAATCCTTTTGAGGTTATTACAAACTTAGGTGATCTTACAATTTCTCCATCATCTGATGAATGGGTTGAAACAAAGTATGATCCAGATAGAGTTGTTAATGAAACTCAAATAAGAACAAGTAGAAGAACAACAAGTAATAACTTAGCTACTTGGAGAAATCAATGGATAGGTAGTCCAGTTGGTAATACAGTTACTATTCGTGGTAAAGTTACTACTCGTAGAGAAATTATTGAAGATAGAAGAATTGATATTACTATCATTCCATTTATGAGATCACGTTTAGTTAGATTTAAAGCACAAGGTTTAAAACCAAATACTAAACATTTTGCATTCTTTAATACCGTACGTATTGATGATTATATCAGAGAAGAATCTTCATTCTTAAGATATGGTATTAGCGGACAAGATACAAGTAATCAATATACAAATAGTACTTCTCATCCAGATGGTGCAACAGATTTAATATCAGATGCTACTGGTGAGATTAACGGTTCATTTATTGTTCCAAGTAATAGCACATTAAAATTCAGAACAGGTTCAAAAGAATTTAAGTTATTAGATATTTCTTTTAACGATGAATCAAATGCAACATCTAAAGCTGCTGCAACATATACCTCAACTGGTATTTTAGAAACAAGACAAAGAACAATTAGATCTACAAGAATTGAAGAAAGAACTAATGTAACTCGAGTATTTCCACCACCGTCAGATCCTATTGCTGAAACATTCTATATTAGTGGTAAGGAATATCCTAATGGTTTATTCATTAGTAAAGCAGATCTTTTCTTTTCAGCTAAAGATTCTGTTAAACCAGTTAAATGTGAAATTAGAGCAGTTGAAAATGGTGTTCCAGTTGGTGGTCCATTACCTGGTGCATTTACTTATGTTGCATCTGCTGATGTTAACATTCCATCAAATCCAGCATTATTAAGTTCTATTCAATCTGCCGCAACTACATTTACATTTGAAGAGCCGGTTTATTTACTACCTGATAGAGAATATGCTATCGTAGTTAAATCAGATGGTTCAACAGATTATAGTGCTTATGTTGCTGAAATGAATGAGTTCCAATTAGGTTCAACTGAATTAAAGATTGATCGTCAACCTACAATGGGTTCATTGTTTAGTTCACAAAATGGATATACATGGACACCTGATCAAACAAGAGATTTAATGTTTAAACTTTATAGAGCCGAGTTCTCATCTAGCGCTTCTGCTATTATTGAGAATGCTAGTGCTCCATCTAATCTTCTTGCACCTAATCCGTTCTCAATGATTTCATCAGATGCTACAGTAAGAGTATTCCATGAAGGTCATGGATTTAATAAGAATGATAAAGTATTCATTAGCGGTTTAACACCTACTACTACTTATGCTGGAATGCTTGGATCAAGTTTAAATGGTACAAGAACTGTTACAGCAGTTGATTGGACAGGATATACGTTTGAAGCTGATTCAAATGCTACTAGTACAATTAGAACTGGTGGTGATGCAGTTATTGCATCTCAAAACGTAGTATTTGATGCTTATGTTCCTACAGTACAAACATTGATTCCAGATGAAACAAGTATTTTAGGTAAGATTAAACTAACATCTGGTTTATCTTACGCAGGTAATAGAAATCTATCAACAAGTAGTATTGGTAAAGATACTACATTTAAGACTATTACATTGAATGATTTCAATTTCAATAATTCACCAAAAACTATTTTAACTGATTCAAATGAAACAGCATATATTTCTGGTAATAAATCAGTAACTTTACAATTAGATTTATCTACAACAGATACTAAAGTATCACCAATTGTTGATTTACAGAGATTATCATTAACTACATTTGAAAATGTTATTGATAAACAAGATTCATCTTCAACTAATGGTTATAATGTTCCACTTAGCATTGTTGATGAAACACATCCAACAGATGGTACACACGCTGCTAAACATATAACATCTCCAGTAACACTTGCTGATCAAGCAGTTGGATTGAAGATTTTATTTGGTGCTAATAGACCATCAGCTGCTGGATTTAGAGTTTACTATAAGACTGGTGCTTCGGATGATAATTTAAATGAAATCAATTGGGTTGAATTAGCAGAAAGTACAAATAATCCTGCTGATGAAATTAAAACAGTTTATAGAGAATATGAATATCTTGCTGGTGGAACTGGTGGTAATTTAAATTCATTTACTCAGTTCCAAGTTAAGATTGTAATGACTTCTACTAATTCTTCTAAGATTCCTACAATTAAGGATCTAAGAACAATTGCGATGGTAACATAATGAATAAATATATACCAGTAGAAGGACATCCAGGATTTGTTAGAGATAAAACTTCTGGAGCTATATTAAACACAAATACTTCTGAAATGCAAACAGCAAGAAAAGCAAAGAAAGCTTGGAAAGAAAGAGAAGAAGAATTGAATAGTTTAAGAGAGGACGTTGCGGCAATGAAAGCAATGCTAGCACAATTAATAGAGAAATAATATGGCAGTTACAACAATTAATTCGACAGATCCAGTATTAACTCTGGTAACTAAAACAAATACTATATCGTCTAATTTAGGTGATATAGATACGCTTACAAATGGTGAAGCTAATTTAGTACTTGCGATTAATAATCTAGATTCTGATATTTCAGCCGCTGTTGGTACAGGTGGTGGATCAGGTGTAAGTATTGCTACATTAGATTCTGATCTTGGTACTGTTACACAATTGGTAACAAATACTAAAAATTCAGTTGTTGGTGCTATTAACTATCTTGATTCAGATAAGATTGGTGCATTAACTAGTTTAAATACAACAGCTAAATCATCATTAGTTGCTGCTATCAATGAAGTAAATATTTCTCAATCTGCATTTAATGAGGCTTCAGAGATACGTGCAATATTCTCATCTGGTGCTGGTCTTTCATATGATTCTGCTTCTGGTCAATTCATTGCAAGTAGTATTACATCAGCACAGTTTAGTAGTCCAGTAACTTTATTAATTAAAAACTCTGCAGGAACAACACTCAAAACAATTAAATCACCAGGATCATAAATTATGGCTGTTAGGCGACCTTTGATAAATGATGGAAATAATCTCCGTGAAATGACTGACGTTGAAATCTCTTCAGAAAAAACACGTTGTGCAGAATTATATAGATCAGATCCTTCAGTAACATTAAGTGTAGTAAGTTCAGGTGGTAATCTTGGAACTTATTATGATACGACTACAAGCTGGTTCATATTCAACAAATGCTTCATCTTTTCCAAGTGAAGGAAGTACTGCTGAACCTTCAACAGTAAGTGTTACATACTCAAGATTGAATCAAAATCTTGCTAGTTTAACTGCTCCAGCAGATACTGATAATAAAAGATTTCCAGTTTACTATGATGGAAGTAATATTGTATCAATGACATTAACTGATATGTATGATACATTTATTAAAGATGCAATTACTTCTGTTTATACAGATTATTATTATCTCTATAATGCAGCTGCATTAGG